CTTGTACCGAACTCAATAAACGAAGCAATTTCGGCTTCATTTACTTTGCCACGCATTACAGACCCCTTATCCTTATGAACGCCGTAAGTAATATATTTTTTTGATAGAGCCTTATTGAAATCTATCAATTCCCTTAAAGATATATCCCTTTTAACGACTTTCATACTCATAGCAAAATCCTAGCACTATTCCCTCTCATATATCTCGCCAGTATATTGTCAATAGGTGTTGCTGTTGCGTTTGCAGACATATCGTTTCCAAGATTGACGTCTACATCACCCAGTTTGAAAGATTTAATATCACTTGACGATACAGTGCTTCCGCCGTTGTCGTAAATATACATAGCCTGTAAAATACAAGCTTTTTTTACTAATCTTTCATCAGACTCTGTTCCATCACAAAAAATACGGGGAAATTCATTTTCTTGTTCCTCATCTTTTTTTCTGCCAGAATAATCATAAGTGTCAATGTCTTTTGTTGCGTTTTCTAATAATGTTTCCTTATCAGACTCGGATAAACAATTCCATTTAGAGCCATATACACCAAAATAATAATCGTTTGCTTCTTCAATAGTAGCGTATGCCATATTTACTCCTTTATTAAATACCAGCCCTGTGCCAGATACTTCGGGACAAGTCTTTCTTCAACAACAATAATAACATTTCCTTTTTTAAGTTTTGCCATTTTTTCTTCTCCCAAATCAATTATAAACATTTATTTTTTCTATTGCAAGAAAAATTATTTTGTTATATAATCATTTTCGGAGGTTCAAAATGAAAAAAAACATTAAACTTGAAATTTTACCAATGAAAAAAGTTCCGTTCTTAAAAGGTCAATCTGTTCCAGAGGGGACAACACCAGATGATTTTAGTTTCGTTTCAATTAAAATCGGCAATAAACCAGATATGACTTTAATTGGTGCTAAATACGAAGATATTTCAAATGATGAATTGACGGCTCTTATATTCCAAAGCATTACAGAAGCCCTTTACAGGAAACATCACGACGAAGATAAAGTTATTGTAAACGGAGAAGAACTTGAATTAAAGCATACTATACAATGATACATATTGCATTTAACATTGATGAACAGTATATTGAACATTGTGAAATCACGATTGCTTCAATACTTCATAATACAAAGGAAAAATGCCATTTCCATATTATCGGTATTGACGGATACGAGTCTGACGATTTGATTTCCTTTTATCCACCACCAAACACAAAGGATTTTAAGGTTGAAAGCCTACATATAACACAAGCAACCTTTTACAGAATGTTTTTACCAGATATTCTCCATATTGATAAAGTTATATATCTTGATTGTGATTTAATTGTCCGTGATGATATTAAAAAGTTATGGAAATACAATCCAGAAGAAATTGCTGGCGTTCGTGACCCTGTTTCAGCGGTTAGATTGATGGACGATTACATCAATACGGGTGTTATGGTTATGAACCTTAAAAACCTACGCAAAAACAATTACAAACAAAGGATTTATGCTGTAAAAGATAAAGCAAGAACATTTTTAGGCGACCAAGATATAATCAATCTTGCTTTTAAGAAAAAACTAATCCCAGCAAAGTGGAATACACCATCTAGGAATTATTTAGACCAATCAAAAGCCTATTATGATAAAGAACACGCTTCAATTCTTCATTATACAGGCAGACATAAACCGTGGAAGTATGATTGCGAAAATTATGAGTATTACAGAGAATATGAAAGATTGTCTTATAATCGGTAGAAGCCCCTTTGTAAATAAGGTAAAATGGGATAAAGTGGATTTCAATCGCTTTTTTGTTATCTGTATCAATTATCCCGTTCCAGATATACCCGTTGATATTGTTATTGCCCGTGATGAAACACCAAAGCCTGTTTTAGCACCACTTACCAAATTCATATCCCCTAGAACAGGATATTATTTTACAAATGTTCCAAAAGAAGATAAAGACATTATGTTTGTATGCTATACTTCTTCATCAGCCGTTTATATAGCCCAGAAAATGGGTTTTAAGCGTGGTTATTTAATCGGGATAGACCATATTGAAGATGATAAACCTTTTGTCCATTACGACGGCATTGTAAACAAAGGCGTTGCTACAAGTTTTTCAAATAAACTTTGTAAAGATTATATTTGTTCTGTAAAAGGTATTTCCTTATATCAAACAAACCCCACCGTTAAAGAACAGTGGGACTTGCCATTTGTGGATATTTCAACGCTTTACAGCATTTAACCTTTTTTCTTACGGCTTTTCAAAGAAACAACCTTTTCAGAAACAGGTTCTACGGCTTCTTGTTTCGGTTGCGGTTCTGTGCCTAATAACACCCAGCCAGATTGCTTGTGAAATTCAACATCAGCATCTTCAACCATTTTAACAACACCGCCATTTTGCATACGCTTTGACATTGTTTATCCTTTCAGTAATTACGCTTTTTTATGAACGTAAATGCCTTTGACTTTGTTTTCATACACAAACAAGTCGTGATAGACACGGAAGAAAAACCGCCAGCCATCTTCGTTTTGGTTTTCTTCGGGAGTCACAATCTTGCTTACACGGTTTTTGGTAATAGCAAAAGCAGCACCTACATCCATCAAAATAAAGTTGATGTCTGTTCCAGCAGGGTCGCCAGAAGAAGAAGCGGTGTGTTTAGCATATCCGCCATCAGTTTGTCCAGATGTTTTACCATCTAACAAATCAATCTTGCTGTAAAAACGTGTTTGCGGAACGGTAATCATAGGAATACCATTGAAGTAATTGATAACTTGCCCATAAGCAGTTTCACCAGACGGCAAAGTCCGTTGTAATTCGTGTTCCAAATAACCTTTTACTGTCGGGCTTACAAATATAGCCATAGAGCCTTCATCAACTTCGTTTTCAGCCAAAGTCACAATAGCTGTTTCAATCGCTGCTTTCGTTGTAGAATTTGTTAAAGTGCCTGTCGTTCCCTCAATGCTCGAAGTTCCAGCAATTTTAGCAAACCGATATGCGTCAATCTCAGGGACAACTTTCGTGCGGATAAATTCGCCAGCCAAACGACCAAAAGCCTTTCCAGCAGTTTCAACATTGTCCATACGGTCAACTTTGAACATACGACCACGGTCATTGCTAAAAGTATGTGTTTCCCAAGCAAGAACTACATCACCTTGTGCATATCCAGAGGAACGAGAATAATCACCCAAGCCGTCCATTGAGATTTTAGCAATCTTTACGACATTCGCTTCATTGGTTTCTTGAACCAAAGACGAATCGGCTTCCAAGATAGCAGAACGGGCATTTTGTTTATAGACCGTGTCCAGTCGGTCAAGATATTTTGTAATTAAAGCAATAGAGTTGCTCATTTTCTTTTCTCCTATTTATTTGTTGTTTTAATACCCATAATTCGGTCAATTTCGGCGTCATTCTGGGCATTGTTTGAAATTTGTATGTTTGGCGTATGTGGATTGATTAAAGACTCCTTTTCCGCCTTGATTTTTGCGTCAAAGGCTTCATTAAACTTGTCCATCATTTCACTAGCCTCTTTTAAGTCGGAAATGTTAGAAAACATCGGTAAAAATTCAGAGCCAACTTTCTTTTCGGTCATCAGTTTAGTCAAGTTTTCAATATGTTCTTTCTTGGCTAGCAAACCCTTTAATTCGTCCCGTTCTTTCGCAAGTTCCTCAAAAGCGTGTTTTTGCTTTTCTTCGGCTGTCATACTCGCTGTCTTTTGGGCTTCCTCTAACTCTGCTTTGTGTTTTGCTTCCTTTTCGGATAGCCTTTTTTTAAGGGCTTCATCAAATTGTTCTTGTGATAATAAACCTTTTGTAGCCTTTGCAACGGCTTCATCAAGTTTTTTCTGTAATTCTTCGTCTGTTAATTCCATTGTTTTTTCCTTTCGCTGTTATAACGCCAAGCTATGGCTGATTATTATTCTAACAATGTTTTTTAACGCTGTCAAGCACTTTTTTCAATAAATGCTTTCTTCTTAAATGACGATAATTTAACGCCATTTTTCTTTAATGCTTTTTCGTTGCCCTCTGATAAAGCAATCATATTATCGCCATCTTCCTTTTCAGGTGCTAATTCCATAGCCTTTGGAGTGTGGTCGCAATTGATATGAAATAATCCGCAATTCTCCGCCTCGCTGATAGTCATATAACCTTTTGTTTCGCCAGATATAGACAATACTTTATTGTTAAACGGCAAACATAATTCACATTGTTCTGGACTAATTCCCAAGTGAATAATCTTTACTAAATCGTTTCCGTATTCCAAAGAAGTAGCAAAAAAGGCTTCCCGTTGGGCTGTCATAACTGTTTGCGTTGATAACATATCTGTATATCTAGGCAAAGACCATTTACCGCCTCTTGCGTCATTGAAATATGCTACGCCATATTTTGAGAAAGTGTCCATAAATCCCGTAGCAAGTCTTTTTTTTTGAAGAATAAAGGCTTTTCTCATATCCAAAATGTTATTTCGGCTATTTTGCTTGATACTCGCAACCATTTTAAGCACAGAAGCCCTTATTGATTGCTTTTGTGCCTTTTTAAGTTCCGAAAACACTTTTGTTGATAGTTTTTTCTTTTCAAAGCCTTTTTTCAATAATTGCTGGACGGCTTGCGTCTTTCCGACATCTACATATTGATTGATTTGTCCAGAAAGAAGTTTATACAATTCCCTAGCATACAAATACAATAAAGCTGTTTCATAATCTTGATAGCGTTTGACTTTGGCTTCCGTTGGATTATCAATAACCCTGCCGAAAGCCTTTTTTAATTTTTCTTGCGTCCTATCAGATAAAGAACGGACTTCATCAATGTCTTTTTCTGCTTCATTCTTCTTCATCTAAATCAACCTCGGGAAGTTCTGCCTCGATTCGTTTCATTTCTTCCTTTGCGTCTTTTACAATATCCATATTTTCAACAGCTGTCTGCTTGCTTACCGCACCCATAGCCATCAATTCGGCAATTTCCTTGTCCTTTGCTAGGTTCGCAGGCAGATTGGCGTAGAATTGAATATCCACATCTTTTTCTAACAGCCAAACTGGCTTATCGGTGAGGTTCTTAAAGTTTAGGAGAACATCTATTCGGTCAAGTAGCCCAGACTTAAAATAACCAGCCTTTTCTTGCCGTAGGTTCTCGAAGCCAATCAATTTGTAGGATAAAGCAACACCAGATTGATTGCCTGCGAATTTCTCATCAGTAAAATCAGGCACGTTTGTAATTGTAAAAATATCTTCCCTTATCCATTGTCTAATCATACTGATATAATTTTCATCTAGGGATTTGCTTAAAAACTCCGCTTTTGCGTTTTCCCCAAGCAATTGAAGCACCCTAGTCTTATTCAACCGCTTGCTCTCTTCATCAGACAAAGTCGCATTGTAAATAACAAACACGGCATTTAGAATACCCTCAATGTCATCAAAAGAATTTGAAAGCAACCGATTATAAGAATTTAGCAATTCTAATACATCTTCGTAATCGCCCTTGCACTCGTCATTGTTCTTATACACAATCACAGGGCATAACGGCTTGTATGGGTTTATGTCTTGTGTTAAAGTAAAATTGTCAGTAATACTTGACCCGTCAAAAGAATAAATCGCATCATTTGTATAAATCCAACCTTTTACCCTGTTTTCGCTTGTATTTAATACAGTGTAATTGATATACGATACAACACAAACCCTCGTTTCATTTACATCATCTAAAATCACTTCAAATGTATTTAGTGGGTCAAGCATAGTAATATACGGGTCTTTCTGGTTATCAACACCGCATAATTCATAAGCAATCCCAAACTTTGATAAGCATTTCGCAAGTTTTTTATTTTCTTGTTCTTCACGGCTGTCAAATAAATACTGGTCTAGTGCTGTTTCCATATTACTATCTTTGAAAACATAAGAAACATTCTTGCCCATAAAGTAATTCGCACTATTCTTGACAATCATAGAAGCCAAATCAGAGTGGATTTTATTGTTCGGACGCCCGTTGTCGCACTTCTGCGTTCCTTTGTCAATCCTGTCTTTTGCGTTATAAACTTGGTCTAGTTGTAATAATTCCTGTTTAATCGGGTCAAATAGTTGTAGCCATTTCGTCAAATTCGTGCTGGTTATTTCAGATGTAGAGGATATAACTTGCTTCTTCATTTTAACTCCTATTTATGAAATATATTCTATTTTATTCGTTTATAAACCTCTTGTCAAGTGTTTTATATCACCAAATCAATCGCTTTTGCTTTCCTGTATGACATATCGTCTTCCAAAGCATACCGTAAAGCGTCTATTGCGTGGTTAAAATCATCAATAGGCTCGGGCATTTCTTCGCCGTTTTTATCCAATCGCCATTGATAATTACAAAACTCATCATAGGTATTCGGGCAGGTCGGGTGAATATAAATATGTTCAAAGGCTTGTAAGTATTTAACACCGCTTTCAACACTTCCAGCACCTTTTCTGACGCTGATAGCATTTAATCCTAATTGTCTAAATTCGGCAACTGATTTCGGCTCGGCACTATCGCAACGGACAATTTCATCTCGGACAATCTTTTTAACCATAGGTGCGGAGTCTTTATTTAATAAACCCTTTTGATAGATTTCACGGCAAACATATAAATCTTTTCCCTCAATAGCACAACGAACATACGCAAACGGGTCTTGCGAAAAACCCCAGTCAACTCCGTTTCTGTAATTTTCAAAGGCTTCAATGTCAAAGTCTTTCTGTTCAAAATTGCTAAACACCAATCCCTCGGCAATACCTAATTCGCCCATACCATAAACACGCCAGAAATTATTATTTCCATCACCTCTTCGGCTCTCAATACTGTCAATGATAGATTGTTCCAAATAAGGATTGTCTTTATAGGTAGATTTAATTAAACAAGCCTTTTCTGGCTCATTTACTAATATATTCTTATGCACCCAAAAAGCATTTGTTGGGTTGTAGTCAATAAACACTTTATATCGTGTCCGTATCATCAACTGTTCAGCAATGTTATAATTTAAGTGATTTGCTTCGTTTAGATAAAGAATATCCCTACGACCACCGTGGGCTTTTCCTAATTTATCAAAAGCAAGAAAGTTTATGCTTCCTGCACCATACTTAAAAACCTTATCTCCCTCTTTATAATACTCATCAAATTCAAATCCAGCATTGTGACAAATTGATTGCATATCATTTAAGACACCCGATTTAAGGTGTGGCACAGATAATCCTACTATGTCTATCTTGAAAGGGTATTTAATTGACAGCACTAGCAATAATTGAAGAATAGAGTAAGTCTTGGTCGAGCTAGTTCCACCTTGATTTATTACATATTTTATCTTTTCGTCTTTATACCCGTCTTTATTTCGGTAAAACACATTTGAAAATTGAAGCACTATAAGTCCTCCAATTCTTCCTTTGCCTTTTCGTCACCAACAACAATGCTTAAACCCTTTGTATTCAAACTGACATCCATATTATTATTTAATCTTGATAATTCATCATCATCGGCAACTAATTTGTATAATGCGACTTGCGTTGTTGCATTGTCGCTATTATACCATTTATTTCTTAAACCTCGTTTTAGATTTCTTTTATTATGTAGAAGTGCATTTTTAATTGTGTCAAGTTTGTCCACACCCAATTGATTTAACCACTCTCTTGAATAACCCAATTCATCAGCCAAATCACAGAAAAAATACATATCTTTTTTCTTTTCTAAAATATCAAGTGCTTTTTCTTCAAGTTCTCTTGCTTTTTCTTCTCTGCTTTTTTTTATTTCTTCTTTTGTCTTTTTCATCTTAACCCCCATTCAGCCAGTTTTTCAAACCCACCAACTTTTTTAACATATTCTTTCGCAACGCCTACAATTTTATCAAAGTCAACGAGTTCGCCATTGATATTTACTTTCTTATCGCCAATAGAACAAATCGCCTTTTGCTCTTTACCTGTTTCCTGTGCTTTCAGGAAGCAATAAATGTTCACAGAACAATCTGCCTTTGACAAATCTTTCCCGTGTATCGTTCCACCGCCCAACGGGTATTCAATACCGTAGAAGTCGCTTGCCAACTTCCGACCTGTCACGCCAGTATCAACATTTATTCCGCCAGTCCACTCACCCAAAGGGTTTATCTTTGTCGCATTTGGCACAATGTTGTTTATGAGTTCATTTTCAGCGTTAGACCAACAAATTGTAAGTTCTTTTGTATCAGCATTTAAGACAATCTTCCCATCTGTCGGTATTTCGCTATAAAGTTCTCTACATATTTCTAATGCTTCTTTGTGAACATCTGGCATTGGAAATCCAGCAAAAACACCATTATCGCCACACCTAAACTCTTTGCTTTGGTTCTTTGCTAATTCAACATCTTGTGGAACTTCAATGTATCTAAACTTTTTCAGTTGCATTTTACAAATCCGTTCTGCTATATCCCATACCGTCATACTCGGAATTGAAACAGATGTTTCACCAGTTATAAAGCAACAATTATGTCCAATCAATACTTCAAACGCACATCTTGGATTTTCTTCTTTTGAATAGCAATAATCAACCAAAGCCCCAGCGATGCGGTCAGCGATTTTATCAGGATGCATTGGAGATACTTTTTCAGTTATTTTCATCTGTAATCCTTTCTGCTGTCTTTCCTGTTAGATTTTCCCATCTTTGGATAATCACATCGCAATAATGCTCGTCAAGTTCCATCATAAAGCACTTGCGGTTTAATTGTTCACAAGCAATAAGCGTTGAACCAGAGCCACCAAACGCATCATATACAACATCTTCTTTTTTTGAACTGTTATAAAGTGCTTTTGAAATAAGCTCTATTGGTTTTGGTGTTGGGTGATTCCCTTGTTCTTTTCTTTTTATCTCACGGCTTATTTGCCAAATGTTGCTTTGTGCCTTATCACCATACCACTCGAAATCATCCTTGCAACAAAAATAAATCATTTCGTATTGTGGACGGTATCCCTTAAAACCATTAAGACCAAAAACCTTTTTATCCCAAATGATACAATTTTTTATTTTTAGATTGTTTTGTTTAATGGCTTTTGTAAATTCTTCTTGTGTCGCCCAAGGATAACAAATATAAATACTTGCACCACTTTTATAAGCCATAACAGAAATAAAATTACTCAAAAATTTTTCTAATTCTTGACCAATTAAATCATCATTTTCAATTGCTTTCATTCCAAGTTTATTTTTTGTTTGTTGTCTTCCGCCACTAGCACAAACCCCATAAGGTGGGTCAGTAAATACCATATCCGCTTTTTGACCATCCATCAGCTTTTCAACATCCGTAATAACCGTGCTATCGCCACACATTAGGCGATGTTCGCCAAGTTTCCAAATGTCGCCACGCTTGCAACGTGTTTCAACTTGTTCTGGAACTTCATCTTCAACAACTTCTTTTTCTTCCTCTATTGTGGGTATTTCCAACATACCAAGCATATCAGTATCAATATCAAGATTTGGTATTTCATCCAAAATCATCTGCTTGTCTTGTTCTGCCCATTTTGCTATTTCATTGTCAGCGACCATATCGGCGTATTCTTGTGCCTCGTCTTTATAATCTTGATAATCAACCGCACATTTATCCCAACCAAGTTTTTTAATTGCTTCTAACCTGCCGTGACCTTTTACAATAAAGCCAGACCTATTGCTAACAACTATCGGCTGTCTTTGACCTTGAAAGTCAATAATTTTTGCAAGCCTTTCTGTCTGCTCTTTGGTATGTTTATTTGGATTTTTGGGATTTGGAACAAGTTTATGAATATCAACAAGTTCATCATAAGCACAATCTATTTTCATTAAAAACCTCCGACATCAATTATAATATCAATTTTTAATAAAAGTCAAGCATTTTTATTTATTATTATTTTCTTACAAAATACCTAACTTTTCTTTGATTTTTTCTAAATCTTGGACTATTTTTTCAAGATAATCGTTATTCTGGTGTTGAAGTTCTTTCATTAAATCGGTATTGGAAGCGTCTTTCAATAATAAAAATAGGCTTACAAGTTGGCTTATATCAGAAAGCAAATCAAGTTTTTCTAGGTTCTGGTTCATTGTTTCACCTTAAAGCAACGACAATGACAAGTTTGAAACTTGTTTATCTCATCCAAACACTTCTTTGAAATACACCCTCTATCCTTATCCAATGGAGAGCAAGGGCATTTTTCTAACGGCAATCCACTTCTTGCCCTAAACCTTGCTATATTGATAGCATTATCGGTTAATTCCACACCGTTATCCTGTGCTAGTTTTTTCATTTCTAATAATATATCATCAGCGTTCATTTTGTATCTCCCTTAAATTCAATACTCTATATTTACCATCTAAAACCTTTCTAGGCACTTTCTCTAATATCTCCACATCCTCATTGACTTGCTTTTGGATTTTATCTCCCCAGCAACCGACTATTGTCAAACGGTCAGAGTTTAGACAGCGTGCGAAATAATAGCCGAGTTTAACTTCTGTCAAAATAAAACTCCTTGTGCCTGTTCTTGTTCTAACCGTTTAACGCTTGCTTGCCAGTAATCCTTGTCCTTTTCTATGCAGATAAACCTACGCTTTAACCTATGGCAAGCAATAGCGGTTGTGCCACTTCCTGAAAAGCAATCAAGAACAAGGTCGTTTTCATTACATCCTTTTTTAACAAGAACTCCAAACATATCAACGGGCTTTTGTGTTGGATGCAATTCGTTCCCTGTTTTTGCAAAGTTCAATACATTTGATATTCTGTTTCCGTTCAGCTTTTTATTTTCATTGCAAAAGATACACATTTCATATTTTGGTGCATAATCACAAAAAAGGTCGCCACTTCCAAAATTGTTTTTATTCCAAATAAGTATGTTTTTAACATTACGGACTTTTTGTATTTCCCATTTGAACACATCTACATTATGCCAACTACAAAACACATACCATATCGCATCATCCTTTGAAACCCTTTTTAATTCTTTCAAAAACTCTGGAAGCCAATCAAGGTTGTTGTCGTCTTGTATTTTTTCATACTTTTGTTCTCTCCGACCTGATTGATAGTTCATTCCATACGGTGGGTCTGTCAATACAAGGTCAATACACTTGTCTGGCAACTGCTTTAAGATGTCCATACAGTCAGCGTTCAATATCTTGTTTTCAATATCTTTAATTTCCATTTTCCAACACCCTCAATGCTTCAATAAATCTTCCATCTTTGATAAGAGTGACAGCTTTCTGTATTCGTATCCAAAGTTCTCTGCGACCTCGTTTTACTTCTTCAAGATATTCTCTATCAACGAATACTTTATGGTCATTCTGGTCATTCAGTGGCTGTTCAAGTGATTTATATTCTGTCATTTCAAAGCCTCCATAATCTTCCACATTTTATCATCCATTTCAGGGTATGGAATATTCTTAATCTTAACAAGTCTTTTAATCTCATCAAACTTCATAAGAATATCGCCATCTTCCACATAATAGATATTTCCAAATTGAATAGCCTCAATAGGATGACTCCGATAAGCATACCCTGCGATATAATCTTGATAGTCTAAAACAACTACTCTTCCGCCAATCTTTTTTGCTTTTTCTTTCAGTTCTTCCCAGTTCATTTCACACCCCACTTATTTAAATAATCACAAGCTTTTAATTTACCGTGCTTTTCGGCATAATACTTTATGATTTTATCAGCCTCTCCAACACGTTCTAACAGACTCCTAATCCTATTTTCTTCTTGTGATAAGAGTTCCTGTAAGCGTTCTACCTTATCTTCTAACTGTTTAGCATAGTGTTCACACTTATGACCTCTATCTTGATTTTCACAATGTCCATTCAAATAACAGTTTTGACAAAACTTCCATCTATCTTTCATTTTACACCCCACTTATTTCATTCAAACAAAGTATAGCATTATGAGCAATATCCCACGCTTTACCACTATCCATTTCCTTTTCTGATAAAGCAGATATTTCACAAAGTGCTTTATGTGCTCTATCCCGATAGTATTGAAGTTTCTTTATTTGTTCCTGTAAGCGTTCAATCCGCTTTAACAGTTCATTATGTGACCGTTCAGTATACCAAGTTCCATTCTTTTCAAGATTTTCCTTTGCCGTTTTCCATTCCTCATAACTCGGAACAGGTGCTAGGACTTCTTTTACTATCCACCATTGAAAATTTGAATTATAACAAACACCAATATCTATTTCTGGTTCGTTCTGTTCATATTTATCAACAAGGATATAGTATGCACCATCGGGCAATTCCCCATTCTTCCATTTCTCTGTAAGTGTCTTTGTCATTTATTCCTCCTGTTTATGCCACTCAATGCTTTCCTTTGCCTGTTCAAATGTGCTGGCGTGTCCAATTATACTTGAACACACCAATCCGTCTTTGCATACGATAAAACACTCTGCTTTCTTATCATAATAACACCAATAATCACCATCTTGATACATTAAATCATTTATCAACACAACACTTCCCCCTATAAATAAGCCTTTTGCCAACAAGTTTCGTTTGAAAGAATACCAGCCTTTACACAATCTTGATATTCCTGTTCTGCACGCTTTGAATTCTGAACAAAGATATATCCCAAAATAATAGTCAAAACAATCAAAATAATGTATTTCATCTTAAAAACCCCCTTTTTCAACCATTTCTTTAATTTTATCACGAAAATCTTGGCTTTCCTGTAAATACTCAGTAATAAAGTAATCTACATCAAAATCTTGCTTAAATGCTTCCTCACATTTGATTTGGCTTTGTTCCGTAATAAAATCTCCACCAGATACCCAAGTGTCGCCATACGGCACATCGTGACATTCCGTTTCGTGTTCAAAATTGTCATCGTGGACTTGATACATTTTTTTCAATGCGTCTTTGATAACTTCTTCAAATGTTAATTGGTTTAATGTTTTACTCATTTTTAGTTCCTTTCTTTAATGTTAAACAATATCAAACTTTCGCTTGATATTTATATTATAATATAATTTTTTAATAAAGTAAATACCTTTTTTCATTTTTTTTCAAAAAAAATTATTACCTATTGATTTTTTTACTTTTTTTCAACTCTTTTATAGCGTTTTCTATCTTTTTTAATGTTTTTAATGTAGGATTTTTGACTAGGTAAATCATAGTCATATTTTTACCATATAAAAACTTGCCAATATCGGCTCTTTTGATACCGTATTTTCTTGCTTCATTATATAAATCTTGTAATTCTAACATTTTTATCTCCTATTTTAATCCAGACTTCCAGCGGTTATAACAACACGCACAAAAATCTTCCAAATCCATATATCTTAATATCCAATCTATATTCCCGAACAGCCATTTATTCCCCTTTGTATGATACATTCTATGGTGTTCTGGACATAGTGATATTGTTTCCCAATCATCTGCTTTCCTGCCAACGCCTGCTTCGTCTGTTTCACGAATATGATGAGCCTCGCAACCGAATCGTCCGCAGACAATACAGCATTGTTTTCTACGGTGTTCTAAATACTCTTTATCAGTTCTTGGAAAGGCTTTTTTGTCTATGTTACGCAAATCAACCGTTTCAATGTTATGAACCCAACAATGCCTAACATCTGGCGTTAAAATCAAATCCCTAAAACAATTTGCCCGTTCTATCAGTATTAAAACATTGTCAATAAACTCCGCCATCTGTTTTCTATCCATCTCTGAAATGCGAATCGCATAATCATAAACTTCACCATTGAAGCGAACCATTTTCTTTCTTGGAGAAACAACCGAATAAAACAATTCTTTTACTGCATTTTCGTTCCATTCATTCAATCCTTTTTCGTGATAATAATTTACAACTGCTTCGCAAATAGCAGAAAAGAAAAATCCTAACTGCTTTTTTGTCTTTGGACTTCTGTATTCTTCATAAGATAAGTTTATCGCTTTTTTTTCGTTTAACAAACGATACATATCCATACAGGCGTTGTCTAACATATTTTCATTGTATATTGTTATTTTCATCTTATAATCCTTTTTAGGTGGGCGGTGAAGTTTTGTTGTCTGAGAGGAATATAACCAATCACCGCCCATAAAATCCGTGTTTCTGTATAATTACAACACTAATGAGGAAAATGACAGCGGTACTGTTGCAAGCATTATACATTTAGACCAACACGGTAGCCTTTATAAAGGAAGTCCGCTGTAACTCAAAATGGAATTGGGTCGTTGAACGGCGACTCTGGACTTGCGTCTTGTGCTTTCCAATCATCTGATGTCGGCTTTTCCTTTACAATACTTTTTCCACCAACAATCATTTTTTTACCGTTCTTTGACAACCTATTCCAACCAACAATCGGTATTTCCTGACCGCCAATATAAATACTTCCACTAACTACTGGCTGGTTCTTTTGAACACCGTCATTGATAAACAAAATAAAATCATATTCTTTCTTTTCGTATGCCATATTTTTCTCCTTTACATAAAAAATCTTAGTCTTTCAAAAAAAGAAACTTTATCGTCTAAATAATATCTCTTAAATCTGCACGGTCTTCCATAATGATTTTTCTTATAAACCCACTTGAACCCGATATTATGTTCTTCCTTCAAATCTCTTATTACACCTTGCAGGTCAGCAATAAGTAGTTTATTTGAAGCCTCAATAGTAGAAATAGAACCGTAATCTTTCATATACATTAAAACTTCTTCTTTTTGTGTTATTCCTTTTTTCATATTACCCCTCCTTTTGTTTAATAAGTGATTTTGTCTTTCGGTAGATTATGGAATATACCTAACATTTTTTCACACTTTTCAGGCTCATATCCTTTTGACATTGCCTCTTTCATAACTGCATCAAAATTATCTTCCATTGTATAACTCCACTCTGGATTTCCATTCATATACTCCCACATTTTTGCGAATCGTGTTTCAAATGCTACTTTATTTGCTTGCTTCGTTTCCTGTGCTTTCTGTGCAGGTGTTTTTTCTTCTTTGCCGTGCGTATTGGTTGCGTCTGCGTCTTTTGTATCATCAATACAAAGCAATCCATTTAATGCGTATTTACGAGCATAAGAACTTGTAGCACCTGTAATTTGCGAATCGTCCATTTCTTTTTTGCTTTCGGCTTCACGGGCATAAGCAGAATTGTTTATAGTGTGTTCTCCGTCTGTAATACTCGCTGTTGCCTTTACATAAACACGACCGCCAACTTCAATTATTTCGTCTGAAATAGTCAACGCTAATTCGTGTTTCCCTAATAACGGCTTCACGGCTTCCAAAATATCTTCACAACTGCGATAATTATATCCACCAAAATTATTCCTTTGGTTTTTAGGTGCTTTCAATTCACCCTGTATTTGGTAAAGTTTTTTAATGAGTTCTTTCATAATGTTTCCTTTCATAATGTTATTTTTTGAGTTTATTTAACAGACAAACCCTAATACTGACACAACCTTACGGGTTGCTAATCGGTCTAAAATGTAGGTGTGATATTTTCCAATCATACAAACCCTTTCATCTTTAACATTTATATTATAATATATTTTTTTTCAAAAGTAAATAGTTTTTTTCATTTTTTTCAAAAAAAATTATAAATTATTGTTTTCCAATAAAAAAATAATTGTTCTTGGATTGTTTTTATCTATTTTCCAACCACAAAACACGGGAATATACTCATTCACATTATCATCTTGAAGCCATCCGCACTTCACCATTAAATCGCTAATCCCTTGACCGATATTTAACCAATCAAATGCTCGTTTCGTTTTACGATATAAGAAAAAACCAATTTTAAGCGGTTTATAAGCGTTTTTTATTTCTTCCTGCCATTTATACCTATTCAACACTAATTGTTGTTCTATGGGCTTTATAGACCTCAAATAAGCACTGCTTGAAATCAATGCTGGTCTATTCCCAAACCTAACAATTCTTTTTGAATTTTTAGAACTGTATAATTCGCCGTAGATTGTTATCATTTTCTTATCATAGAAAGTCTTATATAGTAAATCTGCACTTCTTTTTCTACATAAACTTCACACTCTTCGTCATCAATCTCAACAACTGTTCCTTTTTTATATTCCTTTTCAAAGGTATCATAAAAATAAACGATATCACCTACTTTTATTTTTGACATAATCTTCCCCCCTGTAGTGGTTTAATAATCTCTCTGGTATTTTATACACCCTCTTATATTTTGCACACTTACCGACAATAAAGCAAATGTTTTTTTTCTTACGGCATAATTTTCCGTATCTGTATTTTCCGTCTGGTAGCCAAAACTCAACAATATCACCGATTTCAAACATTTTACACCCCTATTTTTTTAATTGCATTCTTCAAATCTGGTATTTGTAATTTTTCATAACTTTCCAAATCAGGCTTCCGAAATTGTTTTATTCTTTCAATAATCCAATCTTTTGAAACATCTTGTCCGTATTTATTATCAAATATCCATTTCCAAACCCGTTCTATATCTTCGTCTGACATTCCAATTAAATATGGTTTATATTCTTGCATTGTATCATCTAAATAAAACTGACCCTCTATAATCGTAACCATATTATTTCTATCAGGCTGTTTCCTATCGTA